GAAAAAGAGCCAAGAAGGCAAGAGTTTCGTAGGAAACTTTAAGACCAAGAAAGGTAAGCATTTGGTGTTAGCGGCCTTGACCGCGAGAAAGTTTTTTGTTGCCCTTGGGAAGGCTATGTTGTCCCTGCCCTTGCCTTGTTTTCTTCGGAGGACCGGGAACGTGAACAACTTTATTTAAAGAACCCTTTGGTTTAGCCATTTAAGTTTATTAAAATTTACTGCTCTTCTAGTTCGGCAAGTTGATCTGCAATCACATCACGAATGATAATCGACTTGAGCTGTTCGGTTTTGTGCTCCTCCAGCAAGGTTGCAAGGCGATCTCGAAATGCAATCATAACAGCATTGTCAGCGTACTCAGCGTTAATTTTAAGAATGGCGCGAGAGTAATTATCAATGTTAATCTGATAATTTAGCACTTCATCTTCACGAATTGCTAAAGCAGATCGCAGGTTTTCAATTTTGTTCATGGTGCTTAAGGGGAAAAATCAATGCCACGAGAGGATCCTGTTGGCAAGGTGGCTGGATCAGCGTATTTAACTCCGAACCCAGATGCAGACCAGGGATATGCACTGACATAGGGGCTGCTATCGTGAGCAACAGCAATAGTAGAACCGTCAGGGCTGAAAGTTACACCGTAACCTTGACCAGCAGGCATCGTCGCTGGATCAGAATACAAGGTTCCAAATCCAGAACCAGACCAAGAATAGACACTAATAGTTCTAGCGCCCAATGGTCCTTGATGAACCATTGCAATAGCCGTGCCATCTGGACTAAAAGCCGCGCCTAAAACAGGAGCAGGCAACGATGAGGCTGGATTAGCGTATTTAGTGCCAAACCCAGAAGACCAGGGGTAGGCGGCGATTCGGCCAGTGCCACCATCCCCTATAACAATAGCATTACCGCTTGGATTAAATGTAACACATTGTCCATTTCCGGTAGGTAAACTTGCTGGATCACTGTACTTAGTTCCAAATCCAGAGGACCAAGGATAGACGCTAATAAACGGGGTTGTATTATGAGCTACAGCGATATCATTACCGCTTGGGCTAAAGACAACACCATTTCCAGTTCCAGTGGGCAAAGTTGATGGGTCACTGTATTTAGTGCCAAACCCAGAAGATGACCAAGGAAAAGCCGTAACGTAAGGTGAACCTTCATGTGCTACGGCAATGTCATTTCCACTTGGACTAAACGCTACACTGGTTGGGTTATTAGCTGGCAACCCTACTGGATTGCTGTATTTAACACCAAATCCATTGGACCAGCGATAGGCAGTAACCCGTGGAGAAGCTCCGTGTGCTACGGCAATGTCATTCCCATTTGGATGAAATTTTACCTGCCTAGCATTACCTGTCGGCAAAACAGCTGGATTTGAACATTTAACCCCAAAACCTAAAAACCATGGATAAACATGCACATAAGGAGTTGCAAACATTGCAACCGCAAGGTATCCACTATACGGGAAGGTTGGCTGTGGAATTGATTGGGCTTTGACGTTTAAAGATGCCCCGCTAGGTTTTTGTAAAGTCACCTTTCCGGGAACATAGGTCAGCCCGTCGTCGTAACCAGGCCGCCAAACTAATGTCATGCTTCTGACTCCTGCCCTTCTTCGGGCTCAGGCAGTGGATCGACATAGCCAAACGGCTTACCGTCAGCCCTGAACTGAGGATCAACAGGACCTGCGTAATAAGGGCCAACTTTATAAAGCTCAGCGCGTTGGCGGACAGTTTCCACCACGCTGCCAGCAAAATATTCTTCAGGGGTGGTAGCACTGACGCTACCTTGGACAAGGCTAAATTCCGCTACTAGGGCAGGCAGCAGTTCGTCGGGGATGTTAAGAATGAATTGGGCCATGATGCCTCCTTAGGATTTAATGATAGCGAAACCAATAACAATGGCTTCACTAAGAGAGCCCGCAGTGATGTTGCGGACGTTGATGGTGGCTGAACCAGCAGCAGCTTGGGCATTAAGTAAATAAGACCCAGCCGTACCAGCACTAACGTGATTCAAGATCAATACGTCGTTTGCAGCAATAGAACTATTTGTTAAGGTAAATGAAACGGTTGTACTTGCAGACAATGCTGCGCCGTTCATCGTAATTCGTCCACATGGAGCATCAAGCGTCACCCCCGTGCTTTTGTTAGTTGCCTGAGTAACATTACCGCTGCCAGCTGTGTATCCAAATGTGCCAGTTGATACATCATAACCCAAATTTCCACCAGCTTGAACTCCTGCATTATTGTAGGTTACTTGCCCAGAGCTGCCTGCAACAAGCGCGACAGTGCCAGTAGCATTGGGAAATGTGATTGTGCGGTTGGCAGTAGCCGTGACCGATTGAATTGTAGTGGCAAAGGTGCCACCGTCATCAAGGTTGATGTCACCAGGAATTTCCAATTCATCATTAATGGAATCCCAAAGAAATCCGGTAACATCTCCTAGTTGTCCGGCTCCATCATTAATTTGAATGGATCCAGCAATACCAGCAGGCGTTGCGCCGCCAACAGAACCCCATTGTGAACCATCATAGCCCTCAAAGCTTCCGTCAGTACTGTTAAAGCGGAAGTAACCAGCACTGGGGCTAGCGTCACGTTGAACCGTGGTGCCAGTAGGAATGATAGCCGAACCAACCGCACTGGTCTTCTGAACGCCACTAGAAGCAGCAGCAGGAATGGTTACGACACCAGTCTTTTGATCAACAATAAAGGTATCACCAACCTTAAACTTACCGTTTTGGTCCGTGCTAGATTGCCATACCTTACCATTATTAAGGTTCTTTACTTGATTGGCTTCAACAGCCACACCACCATAATCAGGAAGACCACGATAGTCCGTACCAGAACCAACGTATTCAAACGTATGGCCACCGGTACTAATTATAGACCGAAGGAAGAACCTTACGGTAGTTCCATTGGTTAGTTGTGCAATCAAACCAAGGTTAATACTAAGATCAGCCGGATCTGGATTAGAAATGGTTACATCATATCCAGCACCATTAATGGCACTACTCAGGATTGGATAGATCGTACCACCCGTACCGTTAGCATTACCACCAATTTGGACAAGCATGTTATCCAAAGGACGTGGATTGGTTTGATCACCATGCCACGACGCATCAGGCGTTGTCCCCGAAATGGTAAAGGTAATCTGACCTGCGTTGGTCGTACCGTTAGCAGTGGCGGTAAAGATGTTCGTAGGACTCTTACCATCAGCAATCAAACCATACTCACCAAAGTCAGTGGTACAGTTACTTAGGTTAAGTTGACCACCATTAAGAGACTTGGCGTGATACTTACAGAACGTACCAAAGAACGAAACAAGTTGAGCATACCCATTATTGGTACACAGAACCCCCGGACCATTAAGAAGGATCTGGGTGAACGAGTCCACCACCATACTCCGCAGTGGACTGGTGATGATAGGCACATCCCCATCAATCAACAAACCACCACCGGTTGGAGCCGATGTTTGGTCACCACCAAGGCCAGAAGATGGCAGGTTAGTCTGGTCGTACTTAACTGAGTTATCAATGCCAGAGTCAGCAAAGTTAGTACAGTTTTGAATGTACGGACTCTTCTTAATAAATGCGTTATTGTAAAAAGCTACAGCCCAACCTTGGTTGGCAGGAAGGCCATACGTAGCTCCAGGGTCCAACGCATTAGCACCAGCAGTACCACTTGCCTTAAGACCAACAAAGGTCATGTTAGCAAGCAACGTACCACTGTTGACCTCAAACATCGTGTTTGTTTCAGTAGCCTGGGTAGGCTGAACAAAACAACTACGAAGAGCAGTACCAACAATAGAGACATTCTCACGTTGGATTTGAATTGGAAGGGTTTCCTGATAAACACCAGGAGCCACAACAATCAAACTACCATCACCATTATTGGCGTTAATCAGATCAACAGCACGCTTAATGGAACGCAGAGGCGCTTGAGGAAGGAAACCCGTCACATCAACAGCATCACTACCGTTGGTGGCATCCACATAACGAACAATGGTGGCGGTAGTAGGACTATACGGCTGTCCAACAGCCACAAGCCGCCAGCTGCTGCCATCATAAATACGATGCTCTTGATTACCAGGCGTAATATTGAGCCACTGCTTACCAACCTGAGTAGTGGTGGGTTGCGTGGTACTCACGATCACGTCATGCCGTTCTGCAATAGCAGCAGCAGTAGCAACATAAGCATCACCCCAACTTGGAAGTTGAGCAATCTGTTCGGCTGCGGTGATGACGTCTGCTGGTTTAATGCGATCAAAGTCAACCGACCCAGCACTTAACCCAACAGTGATCTGACCAGAACCAGGAGTATTATCGGAAATGGAAACTCCATCTGCTCCAAAAATATCTCCAGTCAAAGCTAGGTCAATTTTAGAATCAACACGTTGATCAATTGATTGAGTAGTGGCAATATAAGCATCACTAGATACCCATGCCTCTACGGATTCAATCGTTTGATCTGTGTTATTCCAACTATTATCAATTAGCTCTTGACGAGTATAAAGGGCTTGATCGAAATTGTCATTCAGATCAGAGGCCCTAATGGACGACCCAGGAAAGAAGGTAGCTGCGTTGGTGTCGTTAGCAGTAGTACGTTGAATGTAAACTTTAGCTCCATTGCTAGGAGCAGCTACAAATTCAATTGTGGTGGCGTTGGCAAAGAAATATTGAGTTGTAATGGTCTGAAGAGCGCCATTTACATAGACGTCTACATCAGCTGAATCAATGTATGGAAAGGTAATGGAAAATAGTTTGTTAGAACCATTCCCCGTGTAAGTGTTGCTAGTGATTGCCATCTGTTAGAAATTCAAAATGGTTTCTATTCGTTTCTTATTGATTGCATCCAGTTCCTGTGCATTTACTTTAGGAGCAGTGGCACTTCCGCCATAAATGCCTGCTTTAAATTGAGCTGTGGTGATGTTTTTTTCACGTACTTGACTAGCAAAGTCATCCACGTTTTCAGCTTCTAGACGTGCAAATGCAACGGCCTTTGCCTTTTTAAAAGCCTTTGCAATTTCAAGATAATACCTAGGTTGAGTGGTTTCATCATTTGGATTAAATGGACGATTCTTAAACTCATCCATATCATCCTTGAACCACTGCTGCTTGTTTAAATTAACAAGATCCTTACGCAGTCCAGCTTTATACATTTCTTTACGAACAAAGTTTTTCTGCTCTGCCGTAAGAGAAACACCTTTATAACTATCAAGTTTATCATTCCAGTTGTAACGTGCCTTCATCAGCATGTTTTTAACCGGATCCTCTTCTTTAACAGCGACCTCAAATGGCATGTTGGCGTTCCAAACATTACCGTTGGGGTTTTTCATCTGTTGCCCAGTAAGAATGTCAATCTTGGATGGCATCATGTTTCTCAGAAATGGTGTATTGCCTTGAAACACCCGTTGCCATTCATTATCGTATTCCCGTTGGTACGGATCAAAAGCATTGGCAAATCCCCTCACAGAACCAGACAGAGGAACTGCGGAACTAAAAGCAAAATTTGCCATCATCTTTTCAATCTTTTGGGGTGACATATTGTCAATGTCAATGAAAGATGCTAGAGCTTCAAAGTTAGCAAAGTAAGATTTCTCTGTAAAACTAGCAGCAATAGCAAGAGTCATTTGAGTAGCAAAGCGCTCCATGAGCACTTGGCCGCCAACATCCTCCTTGAACAGTGACGCCCATTGAGCGATATCTGTTGCAGCAGCAATAATGTTATTAAGAGGTTCAATAGCATTATAAGAGATGTAGACATTTCCGTATGGATTAAACGATCTCGGACGAATACCTAAATCTTGCCACCGTTTCCGTTCTGCTGGATCAACAGGAAGATTACCAGTAAAGCGGCCAGTAGTTCCCAAAAGAAATGCGCTAGTAAATACAAAAGCCCCAATGGCCATTCGACCTTCAATTTCAGCCACCATCAATTCATCACCGCTTGCCACAGCATCAGCATATTTCTTGCTGAATTTATGGGTCAATGGAACAAATTCCAGCTGATACTTCATTAGGTTAGCAGGAGTCCTAATAAAGGGAACCAAGAATTTAGCGAAGGGCACAGCCTCTACCATGCCCGAAAGCATGTTAATTGCCTTACCTGGATCGTCTTGGAACGTGCCAATTTCAGTATAAACTGCCAAACCCTTGTCAAGGATTTTACCAGTAGATGGATCAATATACTTAGAGTATTTCTCCATGTACTTGTCCAAAAATTCAGCCCGCTGGGAAACATTAGGTGCTTCATTAAAAGCATCCATTGTGGCCATCTGAGCAATCCGTTGACGAGCAATAATGGTCTTCATGAAATCATCAGTAGAAGTCAGAAGACGACCAGGCCAGTCCATAACAGGAGATTGCCCAAAACGCATGGTAAACTTAGCAAAACCCACAGCCAATTCTTCCTGCGGATTTTTAGCCATAGTTTCCATCATAGCGATGGTCTTTTCAAGTTCAGCCTGTTCAATGATCTGCTGACTAGTTCCCGTAATAGACATACGAGAATCCCAAGTAATTTTACTGACTCGCCAGGCTTCACTCAGGGATGATGCAATTGAATTCAATCCAGCAAGACCAGCTTGAACTTGAGCTTCATTGCCACCAGGAAGTTTTCCACGAAGAGCAATAGCAGCCGGATCCAAAAACACACGAATAATACCAGAAGTGTTACGAGCTGCGGTTTTAAATCCAGACAGAATATTATTCATAAAGATGTGTTCAGCACCCTTATGCCAAATATTAAAAGCCGCCTTGCTAAAGCGCATTGTTTTAGCAGGATCTCCTCCTGCCAATACCATAGCCCGGACTAACGTTCTGAATTCTTCTTGTGCTTGAGGGTCACCTTTACGGGAAAGGTTTTTAATATTATCGGCCCATTTTTTAACGGCACCATACGTCAACTCGTCAGAGGCTTTAATATCCTCAATAACTTGACGTTCACCAGAAAATGCAGCCTTAATACGAGCCTTAAAGCCTTGCAAAGAGGAGCCAGTATACTGAGCACTCTCTTTATAAATGCCAAGAAGGCCAACAAACCTATCAATCAGACGATCATAATTATTGATACCACCAATGCCAGAATAGTCAAGCTCTTCAGCAGCATAAGCAATATCATAAATCTTAGATGTGAAGTCCCCAATTAGTGCTTTAACAGCAGCAGCACCTTCCACGTTTGCAAAGGTTTGCCGACTGCCAAGATCCACAAGTCCACCACCAGCATTAGCAATGGCTTTGAGCATCTCTTTATCACTTAGTTCTTCATCAAGATTTTTAAAGACATCAGCCACATCATTGTAGATACGTTCCGCAGCTACTTTAATCTGATCTATGGTCTTACCAGTACGCCTGGCAATGTCCTCAAAATCAATTTTGCTACTAAATTCATCAATAATAGATTTGAAGTTACCATCAAAGTTATTGATTTTATTTTGAGCATCCGTAAAGACATAGTTGCTACCACCAGATCTCAGAACACGACCAGTGCCATCATCAGCTTCTTCAACAAGAATTTGATCAGCTACAACTTTAGAAGGTGGATCGGATTTACGGAATGTCGCTTGGGTTTCCCAATATTCACGCTTATCATCAGGATCTGCATTCCTAAAGAACTGGGCTTCTAGATCAGAGATTTCACTTTTGACATCATCAATCTCGCCTTTAATTCTCGTGATCTCATCAGCATCGGCCTCTGGATCTAGCCGGGACAGTTGCTCATTGAGTTCTGCATCTTTATTAAGAGCAGCATTCATTTGAGTTTCGTTGGCTTCTGTCCACTTAACACGTTCCACTTCATTGTCAACTTCATCTGACTTCATCAGTTCATCAGACTTGTCATCAATAGCCTTAACACCAGCAGCTAGAGCCTCATCATCAGAACCACCAGCAGCCTTAACAGCTTGGGCAGCCTTCTTACCAAAGACAAGAGCAACCAGACCATTACCAATGGCGTTTAGTGGTCCACCTTCAGCAGTAGAACGAAGTCGATTCACCCAAGGGTTATCATCTTCTTTCGCTGCCAAGGCAAACATGAAGTTATCTCGAAACTTTTCAGGAACGAGATTTTGAACAGCATTACTAACGTTACCAGAACGAGGATCTGTAAGAATAAAATCAGCAACAGCACCAGGAATTAAACCTTCAGTAGCCAGACGTTTGGCTTTAGCGCCACGAAGGGCCATACCCTTCAACCCAGCAGGAACAGGAGAAGTTCCAAGTTTACCAGCAGGACCCAGGGCTTTTCCAGCCAATTTGGTTCCAATCAAAAAACTAGCAATGGTGGCTCCAGCTTTGCCAAGTTCAGTTTTAGGAGTGATGCCAAAGTCCCATGCGGCACGAAGGTACTCATCCTTACTTTTCCCTTGGTTAACAGTCAAATCCATAACGGCCTGACTGCCTACGTTTAGAACGCCCTCAGCCACGCCTGTAATGCCCTTTAAGAGCGTCCTACGTCCTTCTTGATAGAATTCAGCAGGACCTTCCAATGGAGTGCCTTTAAGGGGCTTAGGGATGTCCCCTGTTTGGGTAGCCGCTTGAACAAACTGTTGAATGCCTTTTGCTGGATTAACTGTCCGGGCATCAAGAGCTTTCTTGCGCTTTTTTTCTTCCAAGACAGCAGCATTCTGCCTTTCAATTTCAGCTTTTGCTTTGGCTTCCTTTTCTTCTAGTTCTTTTTTCTGTTTAAGAGCAAGGTCTTTTTGTGTTTTAAGATAGTATTCTGGTGATTTACCACTGACTTCTTCAGGGTTATCCAGAGGGCTCCATTCTGCCATGTAAGTTAGTTCCCGCAGGAAAATAAAAAAAGGTGGTGGGCTTAAACATTCGCAAATGAATAAGCCTTAGTGGAATTAAAACGGACGCCCAGATTCAATTTGGGCCTTTAACCTATTTGCAAGTTGTAACCAATTGCGATAGGGAGTCATGCTATTGCTTCCCGCAGGAGCAGGCGCAAGAAAATCTACGCTAGCAATTGTACCATCTTGAGATACAACCCGACCAGTGCCTCCTTGAATACCTACCATTTGGCCTGGATTAATACGTTGTCCAGGTGTCACAGAGATATTATCAAGGTGAGCATAAACCACATCAACTTGATCGCCAGTTACTGGATCGGTAGATTCAACAACAATCATGTTTCCATAATTACCATTGTTCCTACGAATCTCTTTAACAGTTCCAGGCAGCACTGCGCCAAACCGTTTATCAGCAAACCAGAGATCCATGCCAGGTTGGAAAGAATTGCCTGGTGTTTCAATACGAACTGATTGAATGTTGCTGGCAGACATATTAACGGGTGTTCCCCGTCCCATCCGTTCTTGCCGCATACGTTGAAGCATGACGGACGCATCTAGGGTAGCCCGATTACCAGCAATATTGGTATAAGGGTTCCTGCCATTAAAATCTTTAACAGCAGCAAACTCATTACTAAGATCCGCAAGTGCGCCTTGTAGATCATTAGTCCGACCACTTACATAACCAGCAAGCCGAGTACGACCATTGCTTCCATTTGTAAAATAACTTTCAAACAAACGATCCTGAACTTCAGGAGTAAATTTGCTAGTTAGAGGAATACCCGTGTCTCTCAACAAGGCTTGAAGTGTAGTCTTCTTGAATTGATAGCCACCAAGAACATTATACCCACCAGTGTCATAAGTCTTAAGGACTTGCTGAATGGTCATGTTTGTCAAGTTGGGAACACCACCAGGGGTATCATCAGCATTGCCCCTATTGGCAGCATTATAGCCCATTGCCCCGCCTTCTTTAGCGCGAATCGCATCACGAAGATCAGTATAGGCTTGGCCTTGTCCAGCACTTTGACTATACATGGTACGATTTTTATCTCTAGTGAGAGCCGAACGTGCTTGAGAAATTTGTAGGGCGCTAGAACGTGGATTGGCAAGAATACGAGCAGCCGTCGGATTAAGAGCGAAGTTTGCTTGATAAATCTTTTGAGCTGCCGATTGATCCATTCCACTTACATCAATTTGAAGTGGCTTGGCTTGAGATTTAAGTAATTGATACGGGTCAACACCAGCAGCCGAAGCAATCAACGTTGTGCGTTCATCAGGCTTGCCACCTGCCTTAATGGCGTCAACATTTCTTTGAATCTCTTCAGCACTGAGATTTTTGCCGTAAGAAGATACAACAGGAGGAAGACTACTAAGAGCAGAGTTAACAAGATTTTTAATGGAAGGAGGAGCTTTTACGGTATACCTATCAGCACCAAAGGCACTCAAATTAGGCAGAGTTGCTTTACCACTAGAGTCTCGTCCAACTTCATACCTTTTATTGGTTTCTAATTGTTTACGTCCCCAATCAAGAAGTTCCTGTGTAAGATACGTTACAGTAAGTCCTTCACCTTTCTTTCTAGCAGCCGCTTCCAAGCTTTTTCCGTAAACCAATGCTTCATAAGCCAAGGCTTTGGCAAAGGGAGTGGCGGTTGCCCTTGCGTTTTCTGGATCACCATCCGTCAAGGATAGTTTAGAAATTAGGTCAGTCCTAAAGGTTCCAATCAACGAGGGCAATAAAGCTTCTAGCTTGGCTTCTCCAACATCATCAACAAAATCAGCCTTCTTAGTATTATAAGCATCCTGACCAATATAACCCTCAGCATAGAGAGCATTTAGCTGAGCTTTATTATTAACGGTTCGCAGAATTGCCTCTTCATTAGCTTTAGAGTAATTCCGTTCAAAACCTTTAAGTTTAAGAAGACCAGCCGCAGCCGCAGCAGGATTAGTCTTACCTAACTCAGTAAACAGTTGGAAGGCTTTATCGTAAACCTTTTGTGCTTCTTGAAGGTTGCCAGTCGTTTGGGCAAGAGTAACTTCACTAAGAATATCTTCGGATCGCTTAGCCGTGTCTTGTTCTTCTTTAAGATCAATTTGCTCCTGTTCGACTTCAATAGACTTTCGGAGCTGATTCATTTCTCCAAGGAACCGCTGGCCAAACGTACCAAGCCCAGGCTTTTCAGGATTCAAAAAGTATCCATCAATTTTGTTGAGAAAAGTATCACGTTCAGAAGGAGCTAACGTACCCGCAATGTCTTGAATTTGTTTAAAGATCCAAGAGTTTGCTTTTGAGTAATCTCCATTAAAAACGGTTTCCTTAACTTCTTCAAGGACTCCTGTAATAAAAGCCTGACCAAGCTCTGGATTAAGCAACGTGTTGACGCCGTTGTTCAATTTAACAATCAGCGTTTCCTGCTTCAAGCCTTTACGATTTATGTTAATCTCTTGCATCTTTTCAGCGGAAAGCTTCTGCTTAACGCGCATCAAAGTAGGAACAAGGTACTCCGAAAGAATTGCTGGATTAACATTTTCAAGTTTAGACGCCGTAATAAACTCTTGCGTTGCATAAGCCATTACAGCTTTTAGTTCTGGATCATCCGTGGGTGTAGCAGGGGTGATCGTTTTTGTAGAACCATCAGCTAGCCTAATGGGAATCTGAATATCAGATTTAGTCAGGAAATTATTAAAAAAAGACTCAGCATTACCGGCTGCCAGTTCTGCCAAACCAGTTGCTTGACCTACGCGTTCCCATTCGTTAAGCCTACGACTCTGTTTGCGAAACGTTTCAGCAGCAGCAGGGTCAACTGTTTCCAATTGATTGACTACTTGTTGATCAGCAGCCGCCCCTTCTTTAAGCAACCCAACCTTTTGTTTATATTGTTGAAATGCTTCAGGATCAGGAGTCAACTCTCCATTTAAAACTCTAAACCGTTCTCGATCAAAATCAGCCTTATTTTTTTCTTTTTGTTTATTAACAATGAATCCAGAAAGAGTTTCGCTGAATTGAGCAAAAGCCTGAAGATCCTGTTCGGACTGCCGTAGCATCATTCGCGAAGGATCGTATGCGTCGACGGGTTGAAAAGAAGGATTGGTTTGAGATCCAGTTAGAGCAACCTGCTGGCCAGGGGATTCATAAATACTAGCCATAGTTAGTTACTTAGGTTTAAGCGATTCAGCAGTAGTGTAACCAGTAAGAGCAGAGCCAGCCAACCCAAGCGCAAGTCCCCCCATGCTAGGCTTAGCCAACCTTTGCGAGGCAGCAGAAATGTTAGCAGTCTTTTGTTGGTTATAAATGCTTTCCATGCCAAAGAAATAATCCTGTTGGGCATAAGCAAGGTTCATACCAAGAGCCCCTAGATCCTTTCCTTCAACACGTTCAGCATCGGCTAGAAGGCCCCCGATAGATTGCCCAGTACGTCCAGCAGACAAGACAGTTCCTTGCGCCTGGAGACGTTTTACAAGACCCTCCTCTGCCTGTTGAGATGCTTTTTCCACCTCACCCTTCAGCTTAAGTTGTGTTTGTTGGTAAGCTCGGTTAGCAGCTTCTTGATTAAGATTACGTTGTTGCTGGTAAGCTCGTTCTGAAGCGGCAGCCGCTTGACTTTGAGCTTGAAATCCAGCAATAGATTGAACGGCGCTCATCAAGCCCGTTGCAATTCCTATGGTAATAGGTTCGCACATGATTTTGTTAATTTAGCAAATTCAACATAAGTAAGATTGGTTTGAGTGGTAACATACATAAGCTTTTTAAATCCAAGCATATGGAGCAGTTTCATGTGCATCCTATTTCTTGGATCAGCAATGTTATGTAACATCTCATAGGAGGTCTGTTGTTCGACCCATTTCTTAGCCTCCTTAAAAAATAGTTTGGGATACGGACGGACATGTGGTGTAGTAAGCATCCATATGGCTCCGCAATGGGCATCGGTTCTGGATACCCCCGCTATCCCGCAGATCTCTCCAAGGGGATTCCTGAAGGTCACAGGGTTGTCTGAGAGGTCCATAGAAAGGCAGAGGGCGGCCTCCATAATTTTATGGCCAAGACCCTCTAGTTCCCTTCGATCATCTTCTTGTAGGTGCTGAGCCACCCAGATTGCGTCTGAGCGGCTCGCTTTGTGGATTAGGTTCACGTTTTAAAGGGACTGGATTCCCTTGTTATTGTAAGTACCTTCCCAATCAATCGAAGTAAAAGCTGTTGGGAATGGATTATCAGCAACAAGTTTAAATTCAAACCGATTACCCTTAGCCATGATAGGGACCACGCTTTGAGCATTCCGGATGATTGGAACATTATTGGCTAGATAATAATTAGCATTGATTTGTGGTAATTCCAACGTAAAATCAGCACGTCCTTCAGATTTAACAATAGCCTTATATGGGCCAGAGTTATAACTGTTGATCCGTAGCCGATGAACAGTAGGAATGTTTAGGGTATCTTTATTAGCACTGGTGGCATCCCTTACAAAGTAGAAGGCAGGAAGCTCAGCGGTAGCAGTATACTTGTACCCAATAGCAAACTTTGATGTGGTTTGATCACCTTCAGCCGTAAGGAAATACTTTTGTCCCGCTGGCTTGGTATTATCAAATTGCAAAGTTTGTTCTTCAAAGTACCCAGCAACATCTGGATTCATATACATCAATACGGGCTGCTCATTTGTGTTCTCAAATCCCTCTTTAAAGCAGATGTGAGTAAGATCAGTAACCGAATCGTAAGTAAGAACTGGATTGTAATCAAAGAAATCCAACCTTACATCAATGTATTGACCTTCAAACAGCAGTGATTGACTGGGGGTATCCGTCAACAATGCCATCTTACTAAGTACATAGTTACTACCTTGTTTGGTAACCATATACATCATGTCTTGGTCAAAATCAAATGCTTCAACAGTTCCTGGGAACAGCCAACGTGACCATGAAGACAACCTACCTTGATCACCATTTTGGAACCACCGATAGATATAAATAGAACTGGGTTCAGATTTACTAAGGATGGCCATTACTCCAGCACTTGTGGAGCATTTAATTCTAGAAATGCCAGTAGGAATATAATAAGGAATAAACCTTGTTAATTCAACAACAGTAGGCTTTCCAGTGTTACTAGTTGCATCCATTTCATAAAGAGAAGATGCCCTTTGCCCTTCTTCAAGGAACACATAACTAGGGCCAATGTCAACAGGAGAAATGGTATCTGTAAGGCTATAAGTAGCCAAAACGTTTACTTCAGCTGTTTTAGGAGAGAAGGCTTCTGTTGTCGTATTAAGTAGATACTGCCCATTGTCTCCAAAGATATAAAGACCATTAGGTCCAGGAATGGCATCTTTAAACCGGATGGGTTTAAGAGAGCTGGCACTAAGATCAATTGGATCACTGTCAATCAGTGTAATCACTGTATCAGCAAAGAAATTAAAATAATCTCCTGCCTGTGAGCAAATCACATTCTGACGAGAAGTGAAGATCAGACGATTCTTATAAAAGGCAATGGCGTCAATTGGGTAACCAACAAAGGTTGGAGTTGGGTTTGTTTCAACGTCACCAACAATTCTAGGTTTCCAATATTTAAGCCGCGCATCGTCTCCACTTAGGTTTGCGGAGTTAACGGACACCACAGTAAATGTATCTCCAGCAGCACTGGTTACCGTATTAGCTGCCGTGTATCCTTGACCAGCTTGCTGAATACGAACGGTATCAATTACACCAGTTGTTGTGGTAGTAATTGTTAGGCCAGCTCTAAGAGTATTATTAATGGTAGCAAACGTACCATTGGGGGTATAAACTATGTTACCGACAGTTAAAGATGATCCAAAAGTATCACCAATCTCTTCTCCATTAAGATACCAAGTCTTAAAGAAACTACCTTGAACAACGTAACTAGAAGACGTTGCTAGAGTTGTAGAGGTGGTAACATTAGTTTTAATTTTTGTTACCAAAAGTCTTAAATTACTACCTGATCCACCAGTTACCGCAAACGATTCATCGACTACATGTCCACCACTTGTAGCAGACAGGACGCTAATGGAATTAGGAATGCCAGTAACACTTGTCAAACCAGCACTAGCCAAAGCAGACGCTTCATCAAGCTTACGATAGGTAAAGGTTCCGTTTGCTTCCCTGATAATGGCATGAGGCATTGTCTCCTCATTGATGGTGGTTACCGTGTTTGGAGCAATTGTCTCCTCCCACACCCCAGCACCCGAAGCTGTATTATCAGTTGTTTGAAAAATTACCCAATAATCATCAGCACCCGTATCATTAGACCCAGATACTTTAATCTTAAGCCCATCAAGGAATTGCTTAGGAAGCTGACCAGGAGATGTCACAGACCCCTTATATGCTTCAATGGATGTACCAGCATTACCACCCCTTGCTTCAATAGCAAAGTCAGCATTGTCAGCACGTCTAATATGAATGTTGTTGCCAACACCAGTGGCTACCCAAGAAGCATTTAGGTTGATGGTAGTAACTAAATTATCAACAATATCTTTAACGTTTAACTGGTTTGTGGTACCAGATGTAACGTTTTCAGGTGTTGTGTAGGTAAACTCTGTGCTATTGAGTTTGATGGTATATGTTGATTTATAAGCAATTGTATTAATTGCAACAAACGCATAAGGATTAATTGATGCGCTTGTCGTTGCTGCCATGCTTACGGTCTTGTTCCTATTGAGAACAAAGATGTAATCATTAATTTGAAGAACTTGAAGATCGTCCTGTGAATCATGAACAGCATAAGCCGTGGATTCTGCCGCCACTGCGTTAACAGTCTGCTGAATACCAGTGTTGGCACTCCAAATCTTGAGAGCACCAGCTTGGCTAAATTGCATGACGTACTTTTCATCATTGTCCCGAAAGACCATGAACCACGTACCATCAGCAACTGGGTTGTCCAACTTACGAATTGCTTGAAGACCAGGACGCTTCATCAACCCAAGGGCAACATCTGGATAATAATTATCACAGCTTCTTAGTTGCCCATTAAATTTAACAGTATCAGGTTGCTGGGAAACACCACCAATAAGACTACTGATTTTCTGTGAAATAGCTGCCATTATCGTGCAATCGTACGGAACGGAGTATAAGAAATATAGAAATTCTGACCCGTTTCAACGCCAAAGATGTTTACATCAGATGTGCTTGTATCATAAGCGATACAGTTAGCACGGAGAATACCTTCATCTTGCTGGTTAAATTGGAACATTTCCTTTGATCCAACGACACTTCCAGCAAACACACGGGCAGCACGTTGAGTGATATAGTCTTTAAAGACCTGAGGAAGATCTTCAAAATCAAACAACCACACCACGTCACAACGGACAGGAACTGGATTGGTAAATTTATAAGTATGGTTTACTTTATCGTAGAGTTTGCCATCCCTTAATACGGTCTGGTATTGTTGAACATTCGAGTTCTTGTTGTCAGAGATTTGAAGTACATTAGTGGGGACTACAATCTCGTTGTTAATATTAGGGGTAAAGGGATAGTTAACTTCGGTATTAAAGTGCCATCCTTCCCCTTGAACTTCTCGATTAACATTATCAAGAATACTCAATGCCGAGGCAATCTCTGGGTTAGCGATGTCGAGCGACACCACAGGTGCCTGCCCGATGCCAGTCAACATCTGGTTGATAGCTTGAAGTTGGGTTGTCATAGTTCGGACAGGTAAGAAAAAAGGGCCACCCAAAGGCAGCCCAATAATACATGAGAGGAACGATCCTCAAACGTTACGGAAAGCACCGGCAACGCCGACGCGCACAGCACCGCAACCATAGGCCAGACGGCCCACGATCACGTCACCTTGGTAGATCACCTTGGTATCGGCGCCCGTGGTTTGCACGGAGGGACCGATGGCCTCCACAACGCCAGCAGCGTCACGGTGGAAGATCAGGCCGCAGCTATTGGTGAAGTCAGTAGCAACACCATAGCTGTTGTTTTCGCCAGTCACGGCAGCAGCATCAATAGCAGCACCAGCAGCAGAGCCGTACTTCCCAAGGAAGGGGATGTTGTTGGACTTCTTGATGGAGATACCAGCGATCTCATAGAGACCATCACCAGAGTTCATGCTACCACCGGAAGCACCATACTCACGGTTGAGGATGTTGGTATCAACCTGAGAGATCAGGGCATAGTATTGACGGGGGCTCAGAACAGCCACACGGCCATCCTTAGGAGCAGCCACTTCGTCAAGACGGGCAGCAGCTTCAAAGAAGCCATCAACCAGTGCTTGAGCGTCATACTCTTTGCCAGCACCAAGGTTGATTTGGAAACCACCAGGTTCGCCAGTCACAGCAGCAGTAGCAGCCGAGGCACGGTCCAGAACGCGGAAGATACGGCGATCATAGAACTCAGCCAGGCTTTGGCCGATTTGACGGGCAATAGGACCACGAATGTCATACTGACTCATGATCTCGTCAAGGTTATCCACAAAGGCGGATGCCACCAGCAGGTCATCCAGCGCGATGGTGGTTTCGGCTGCCGGGGGGTTGCCCGAACCGAGGATAGGCACACCAGGCGTGCGATAACCAGCCGAGATACGGCCAGTGTGAATGAATTGAGCTTGCTTACCACCACGGAGGGTCCGGTTCATCACCAGATCCTTAGCAATAGTAGAGTTACGGAAAGCCTCATACACTTCGCCCGTGAAGAGCTTCAGGAAGAGGTTAGTACGTTGGGCGTAAGAGGGGGATTGACCACCCGTCTTATTAACTTCGCCAAGATAAGTTACAGTTGCAGTCATTTGTTTGGGAATGAATAATGTTTATCAGTTCCCTAGTACTAGGAGTTGTTGCGCAAATAATATTCGGTTTTTAGGCAATACATGTGTTGTATTGGGTGTCCACCGCAGCGGGCCAATACTCCAACCGGTTGGGTTTTTAACGTGGTCCCTCCACAAAGAAAAGGGGGTCCTACTCCGAGGTGCCCCCAATCCAAAAGTTAATTAAGTCGAGTAATAGATACTCTACCAACTCCAGAGCCGGTTAGACCGATCTTGTCAGCCGCACCTTTACTTAGATCAAGACTCCTACCATGAGCATAGGGACCCCGATCATTGACCCGAACAACGGCACACCTATTGTAACAAACCTTGAGGCGTGTTCCAAAGGGTAGTGTCTTGTGCGCTGCCGTAAGGCCGTTTTGATTGTATCGTTCGCCATTGGCAGTTAGGTTTCCATGGAAGCCAGGACCATACCAAGAGCTGATAACAGACAGAGTAGTTAGAAGAGGTAGCATGAGAAATTTGCAAAGAACTTTTATATTGCTTACAACGCGTCAAGTGGGAACCAATTTAGAGCAAGTCGCCAGAGGCGGCTAGTTTTTGTTCGACATCATACCGATAAGCAGGGTCAGTACGATACCGTCGATCACTGATAGCAGCTGCTAGTTCAGCGTTAGAGCGGAATCCTTTGACCGTACTCTTGGGCGCTTTGCCTGATACTTGTTGACCTTCAAACCCAACGGAATCCTTATAACGTTGATTGAGGGCTTGAACAGCAAAGAAGATAGCATCCTTGTTGCCGCTGTTAACAACATTATCATAAGCAGCAACTTCCTCAGGTTTGAGGTTATCGGCTGCCCATGCTAGGGTGTCATTATAAGCCTCCTGTCCCCCGACAGAAGCAACAATTTCCTTAGCAGCATCATCAGAGAGAGGCTGTGACTGGGTGGTTGGATTACTTTTTTGCCATTCCATGTATGCCTCGATGAGGTCTTCCGAAGGCATCTCCTTAAGCTTCTCAATTGTTTCAGGCTTAAGTTGATTATCATTAGAGTAATACTCTTCTGATGCCTCCTTGAGGAAGCTGACACGTTTGGCTACTGGGGATTCAGTTTCCTGTTCCTCAGCTTCCCCGTCATCACTCTCGGTTTCTTCGGTCGAAGAGGACTCATCGGTTTCTTTTTGACCTAGTTTCTTTTGAAGTTCTAGGTAAGCTTTTTCAAGATCTTCTGCTGATTTAAATTTACCAGCATACTGGCTGTGTTCTTCTGCTTCAAGTTGACTGCGGCGATACTTTTCTTCGACCTCAGCTTCTTGTTTTTCGATGAGCTGATTACCTTGCTCAATGAGCCGTAGCTCTTCTGTTTCACGGGCAGACGTAATGTCTGGATCCGTAGCATCAAAAACAATTTCAGACATGTGGTTTAGTGAATAACAATGGAAACACGGCCTACACCAGGAGAGGTGACTTTAGCGTCACCATATTTAAATTGTTCCTTAGGTGTAATTTTTACCGGAGCTTCTTCCTCATTGCTGGGGAGGTTGTCCTGGTTGTTGGCCGGTTGCTTGCGAGGCGGAGTTGACGACATTTTGAAGTGCTTCAATAGAATCAGGGTTTTTGGTTGGATCCATCATAGGAGCCTTGGCAAGTTGCCCTGCCTGGCCAACAAGACTTGTGCTCATGTTAAGTTGCATGGCCTTCTGTTGTTCTTGTTGACGCATCTCTGCGGTCTTGACCAGCTTGAGGGTATCAATACCTTGAGCAGCAGCAAGACGCTTAACGGCTTCTTCTGGATCAATGTATTGAGCCATTGCTTCGGGACCAAGGGCTTGTGAGATTGTTTGAAGGAACATCATGAGAGATTCCCTATCTTGTCCCCTACCGATGCCTTCAAGTCCAGCAACGATGGTGGGGAACACAATGCCCTTAGGAAGCTGAGGAAGTTCCTTGGACCGTTGGAGAGTAAAGAGTTTCCGTTGGAGGTACGGGCGAACCAGTTCTACGGTAAGGTTACCATAGATGCCTCCAAGCTGCTCATTAAGCTCCTGTTGGGTAGCACGGATCTCTTCGGCGGTGGTCCGTTCTGATTGCCGTACCGAAAGAATCAGGAATGCTTCCGACAGTCGCTGGGTCAGGGACTGGATCATCTGATAAGCAGAAGAGAAGTCAGCCTGCTTACTTACTTGAACAGCAGTCACGTCCTCAGCACGGCCCTGGATAATAGCTCCATTGCCTGCCTTAGCAAGCGTAGAGGGCTTTACAGTGGCCGCTGGAGAGACAAGGAATACTACCTTAGCAGCAGCGGCAGAACCCTCCACCATGGCTTGCATGAGCCCCTCAAGGGACTTCAGATCGCCAAGGTACTCTTCAATACGTCCACGTCCATAATCTTCCCCATCAACCACATTAAAGCGGAGAGGAAGCCAAGGCGTGGTGTTCTTAGGAGCCTTACCAAGAGAGTCAGGAAGAATCTTCCCTTCTACTTCTTGACGCCATCTCCATTGTCCATCCTTGAGCTTAGCCCAAGTATAAACGGCTACTTCATTTTCACCAACAGTAACATCAACATTAGGAGCACTAGTGTTGTCTGCTACATCATTGACATTTCGAACTGCTTCCGTTTGAAATTCAGCAGGAAGGAATTGACGGTCAATTGATTCAACAGTAACGATCTCGGTGGGATTACCCTCTCCATCACGGACGACCACAAATCGGTCAAGAGGGTAAAGTTTAACACCACTTGAACCCATGTATACCAGAGCATTTCCGGTTACAATCAAGTGCTTCATTGCCTGGTGGAGGATAACTCGATCCTGTGATTCGGCAATGTTTTGCATGACCACCCGTTCCATTTTGGAAAGGGAAAGATCAATCTCTGATTTAACAGCAGCACTCAAACTGGGGTCCAAGCTGAGCTTACCATCATTTACTTGAAGCTTAAAGAAAGTTGCGTTCACAGGGAACAAACTTAGCATCAGCTTCGATGCCATGACGTTAACGCCTTTAGCGCCCATAGATTGCCAAGGAGTGGGCAGCTTCTGTCCATTAACAACACCCGTAGGTGTCAGCAGATAAGGAACAGAAAGTGCCGCACAATCCCTAGCAGTATCGAGAAAGATCGTTCTGTCGCTAGCCAGCTTTGCGTAACGACTTGCGGCAGATTGATTTTCCATTTGTTATTTACCAATACTAAGATTAGAAATGTTAGGCATAGCACCACCTGTGCTCAAAGGAATCGTAAGGTTAGAAGTACCCTTACTAGCTTGTTGCATAGCAGCCCGCTTGGATGGAATCTTAACAGTGGTAGGCTGAGGATTAGGTCCAAGTACCGATTCAGGCGGCGGGGGCGGCGGCTCAGGCGGGGGTGGAATTTTAGGAGAAAGGCACATGATAATTAAAGCTTACGTTTTGATTTAAGAAATCGAATCACTTCAATCACACCAGCCATACGTCCAGCTTCCCACGGAGTCATCTCGTGGTCTGGATAATGGTCTGGATACATACGATCAAGTTCTTCAATAAGAGTGTTTAGATCAATCCTCCCACCAATAACACTGGTAAGAGGAATGGTTTCGGTGTCGAAGTAGGCGTCAGCCATATTGTGGAACAAGAATAATGAAAGACTTATGCATCGTAAAATCTTTCTAGATAACTTACTGCTTTTTTAATAGATTCTAAAGAATCTCCAAGCTTTCCAATACCGGTATTACAATCGTGACATAAGATACCACGAATTTTTCCGGTTTCATGGCAGTGATCTACATGAAAAGTTCCACGGCCTTTGGGAGTGGCTGTCATACATATAGCGCAGCAATGATTTTGTTGCTTTAGCATCTCGTCAAACTGTTCAACTGTAATGCCAAACTTTGATTTGAGATGTGTATTTCTTTTTGCTCGTGGATTACTTTGTTGCCATTTAAGTGCTTTTTGGTTTTTACACTTACGGCACGAAGAATTAAGCCCATCCAAATTGCGATGTTCTGGATGAAAAGATTCTTTACCAAAAAAATTATGGCAACATGAACAGGCTTTAATCATCATTAGCCGTATTGTGGAAGGTCGTTGTTTGCTGCCTCAAAGAACGCAGGCATACGTGCGCGTTGCGTATCCTTTAGGCCGGGGGCTTTCCCCCTTTCATACAGGGAATCTGATTGAGCCAACCAGAAATCTTTATCAAGATACTTGCTTTCAGATTTACCAAGCCCATCTACCACCCAGCCCACAGTTGCACGTCGCAAGCGATTGAGGCTTGGTGTGGACTTGAGGCCCAACTCGGAACAGACCATCGAGTGAATGGCAACGTGAGTTTGCTCATCACGGCTAATGTCGGCTGCTGTGGTACGGATTCCGATGTCTCCATTGAATCGGAAGAGTGGGAGGATGACGAAGAAGACACTGCGTTCAAGGATAGCGGCTTTCAGGAGGGGATGTTCAGGGGCATCCAGCCACGCCTTAAGAATGTGCTTAGCTTCGGATTCAAACTTTTCATTTGAACCGTGAGCAGCTACTACATAGTTAAGGGCTTGATCATGCCTTTCTTCATCCAATTGATTAGACATTAGAGCTTCCCGAACACCAGGGGTATTGGGTAGTTCTTTATCGAGTCCCTGTTGTAGGAACTCTCGCACCGGCAATTCAAGATGACGGAGGCCAAGGGCACGATAAATCGCATCCTCAGCTCCATCAACGAGTTTCCCCTTTTGAACAGCAACCGGAGTCCACTTTCTTTTTCTTGAAATTACTTGATCGTAGGGGGAAATAGTTGCGTTCATTATTCTCCGCAGGGAATACAAATGTTATCGTCGGTTGGTTTGGAAACAGGACAACCACAATCTTCCTCCTCAAAGGAGAATAGATCTTTAAAGTCATCATCAAGCGCGGCAAGGGCATCATCCTTTGCTTGAGTGTCAGGCATAACCTGAAGAGCATAGTAAAGGGATGTTTGAGAGGATGCCATCCAGTCCCTTAGAAATTCACGATCATACGTCACCACATCGGACCAGCTATTAAAGGAGTATCCATGGAAGAGCATCGTAGATCGGAACAAAGTAACAATCCCATCAACCACCTTACGGTAGTCATGCCATCCTACTTCCGACGCGATTTCGCAATCTGGCGGGTACGAATATGATTGAACTCCAAACGTCCCAGAATCGCGGTCAACGTGACGGCTAATAGGAGGAGCCAACTCTGGAGTGGTAGTGTAGCCCCGAAGATCAATGTTATTGTAACTACAAGAAGCGGTAGGAGCAATGGCAAAGGCCCTTGACATACCCGCTTGACGTGCAATTTGAGCGGCAATCTCAATCGACTTGGCAAGCTCCGAGACAAGGATGTATGCTGGAGTGTACGTGGGCTGGTGTGAGTGGTAAGCATCAAGGGCTTCTCCAAATTCTTTGTAGGTTACTTTGTTTTGACAAAGGAAGTTAGCCAACCCAAGTACACCAAGTCCCACCTGCTTATCAATTTCAGGGGAAAGATACTCTCCTGTTTCTCCAACACCAGTACGGGCATGGAGGTTAACAAGAGAAGTCATTCCTTCTACGAAAGCAGGGGTGAGATCTTCAAACTTACAAGCACCCAAATTGACGTGCTGAAGTAAACAAGTGCCACGGCTAGGAAGATAAACTTCAAGGCAGACATTTCCATAAATACGATTACCTTCTGCGTCGTAGCGAATCTTATTGAGCCAAATGTCACCCTTCTTAATACCATCAAGGGTGGCTTCAATCAACTCCGGCGAAGCATTAGTAAGGAACCCAGGGTCCACATTAAGGCAACGCTTTACCCAAGACAAGTCAGAACGACTAGCCTTGATAAATTCAATAGCATCAGGATGGGTGTAGTCAAGGTGGCACACAACGGCACCATTCTTATAAACACCACCCCTACGAAGAGTCTCGTTCAAGACGGAATAGATCTTGGCGAACGACACAGGGCCTGACGCCATGAGTCCTCTTCCATTCTCGCTGCCTCGTTCACGGAGTTTAGATAGGTGTACAGCGACTCCAGCTCCGTTGCGGAGAGCGTGCGAGACAAACCTCCAAGAGGCTTCGATTCCTTCTGGTCCCTCCATGCTGTCCTCAACAACGAAGACGGTACAGGAGACGGGCAGGCGGGACTCAGGATTGTCGATCCAGTTTTGAACACGTCCGGTACGGGCAATGGTGTTTGGGGTGTCTCCAAGGTCAGCGAAGGCAGTCATACGAGGTCGTCAAGAAATGGTGGTTTGTAGTTGGGCCCCTTGAGTATCTTACCATCTTCGCGGCGGAGGGGCTTCCCGTCCACGAACTTGCTCATGTTGGATTCGAACACCCGCTTGAGGGCAGTGTCCAAGTTCCAGTTACGAGCCACGGCATATTGGTAGCAAACAAAAACAAGATCAGCAAGTTCCTTTAAGGTGTGGATCTTGTCTTCATCGTTGTCCTCATTGATGTGAGCTTCAAGAAGTTCATTGAATTCCTCTCGTATGAGAGTCATCTGCATTTCTTGAACCAGCTCATCATTAGGATCAATGGATTGTTCAGCGGCAAGTCGAAAGACAAACGCCTGTTCAATCAAATGTTCAGGAGTTTCCATCTTTTAGTGCTTTGATTTTACGGTCAACGTAGGCTTTAACTTTGAGCCAGTCATCAAGTTCAGACTCCTGATCTTTGTGGCCAGCACGGCAGATATACTTAATGACATTGCCAGCCAAAAAATCCAGCTGCTGATCCACAATAAAATCCCAAACCTGGAAACGTCCACGCTGATAATGTTGTGGGTCATACTTTGTCGCGGAAGAATTCTCTGTAGGCTGGATTGTTTCGGATTCCTCGGAGTTGTTGTTCCCGTAGAAATCGTCCCACTGGTCCCGGTCGTAACGATTGTTTGTCATACCACAGTCGGATTCTAAAAGCTCTTTGATAGACTTGTAGTTGGATGGTAACAAATAAGTTTTGTATTTGTAGGTATACATAATCGAAAAGGTTTCGATCAATAACGTATAAAAGAGCAAGGACTAGACCAATGTCTAATCCGATAAGCATTGATTGGGTGTCCATAGAATTGGCTCCTTCGTTGTTGAGTTGTATTCTCCAGGTCGAAGGATCCGTGCCAATCGAGCATTGCGGATGGCGTCTTCTTCAGTCAGACCTGCTTTGATATAGCTGGCCAGAATGGCCTCCCAAGGATCCTCAGCATCGTCAAGGATCTTCTTAGCACCAACACCACCAATACCAGGAACACCCTTGTACCCATCTACAGGATCTCCTGTAAGGCACTGTGTCCAGAACCAATAGTCAGCCTCCTCAGGCGTTACATCAAACTCTTTATCACCATTAAATAGGCGGCAAGAGATCTGTTTCATATCCTTGTCAGGAGAAACAAGAATGAACTCACGAGGATCAAGATGACACTCCAAACCTAGAGCATCATCAGCTTCAATGTTCTTGTAACGAACTACCTTATAATGTTTAGAGCACCAGTCTAGGAGTCTCCGGTAGCCCACAGGTTTCCTTTTAGTGCGTTTTCCCTTGTAGTCGGGACATACAGTCTTACGGAAGTTGTTGGTGTCTGAGAAATAGAGCGTGACCCAATCGGTGTCGAATCTTGATCGAAGGTTGTTGAGTTCTCCTTCAAAGATGTCAAGGACAACTCGGAAGTTACTAGCAATGGTGATGAGGTCATCCCCCCAATCAAGTTCAGTTTCAGCCGATTGACAAGCGCGGTAAGCATAGAAGTCAGCGTCAACACGCAATTGAAGATCAGTGGCAGTCCGCCCACGAGAGGCCGCTTTTTGCTTCAGAGGCAAGCGGGACTTTGAGTTTGTAGTATTCGCCTGCTTGGACGATCGCCCATTCGAGTTGGAATTTGAAGTCATTAATCAGGTGTGGTTGAACAGCGAGTTGAATTTCATCGTGGATCCATCCGAGCCATTGGTAATCAATGCCCCATGCGTAACCAAGGTTAGTCAGTTGTTCATAAGTAATGACGTTCCACCGCTTACAAACAATTGCTCCAGCACTTTGGAGGAGGTAGTTAAGAGCAGCATGTTTCTTGCCTTGGAGCAGGATGGGACGACCATCAAGACCCTTGAGAACATCGGTTGCTGACTTCTTATTAACCATGTTAAGAAGATCTTCAAGTCCAGGAATTGCTTCCAAAAACTTAGCACGGATCTCCTTTCCCAATACTGCTGCCTTTTTGTCATCTAGGGATTTATCCAGGGACACGCCGATCTTCTTATCAGAGGCACCATAGATAAAGGCATACGTCAGGGTTTTAACGTCCTTGCGTGAGCAGCCAACTCGATCAGCATTCTGTTGATGAATGTCCCCATTGACAACAACGTCAGCAAAAGCGCCTCCATCAAAATAAGAAAGATAATGACCGAGCATACGAAGCTCCAAGCCAGAAGCATCCGCACCCACTTGAGCCATCCCTTCACCAGGAAGAAACAATTTACGGCAGCGCGGATCACTACTCGTTTGACCGAGGTTCGGGCGTGAGTGTGCATTACGACCTGTGTTGGTTGCAAGTTGACATACGTGGTGGATACGCCCCTCTTTAGTGACTACCTTGAGCCAAGCATTAGCACCGTCAGAGAGCTGTCCAAGGGCTTTCTGTAGTTCAAGGATACGGGCAAAGATCTTAGCCTCTTCCGTATCAATGCCCATCAATACTCCTTCATCAATCTTGGGGCGGCCACTGTCGGTAAACACCTCAGGTTGCCATCCCCTCCACGTCATGAAAGCCCAGCCGATGTGATCGCGGCTTGTGGGATTGAACTCCTTAAGTTTTGTAAATGGAGCATCCTTGATGTAACCACGTGTTGCGTTGGGACGTTTGGGTGTCATCTGTCCCCCATCAACATACGGAAAGGTTTCCCGCATTTGATCTGCTAGTTGATCCATCTCTGTTCGGAGAGTGGCTTCTAACTTTTGAGCAGCAACAATATCGAAGGGCCAGCCAGATACTTCTTGTTTAGCCATGATGGTGGCCAAGTCGTGCTCCAACCTAATGGAGTCTTCATACCGGATAAGGCGATCCTTCTGCCCCATCAATTGAAAGAGAGAATCACAGACGTGAACATCTTGCTCACAGTAATCCTCCATTTCCTGGGACCAGTCAGCCCAGTCCGTGGTCTTACCAAACTCACCCTTGTAATCACCAAGACGATAGCCCCATGATTCCAATGAGTGCCTACCAAATAGTTTAGGCGGCATCCCTATTGGCTTCTTACGAAAGTCCCTAGAAAGAATGTCCGGGTAGAACATCCTGCTGAGGATCAGAGTGTCGAATAGGGTGGCTTTGGTTTGGAAGAACGGGTAGATTTGTTGTATAACTGGTATGTCAAAGCCAACAATATTATGGCCGATGAGAACATCAGCCTCTTGGAGAAGGGTAATACCATTGGTTACAGAATTAGAAGAACCTGTGTCGTTAAAGCGAAACACCTCTCCACTGTCAATGTCTTTAGCAACAATACAGTGGATACAGTCAAGCCCCTGACGGGGCAGGCCGTTGGTTTCAATGTCGAAGAGAAGTCTCATTCGGGCAGGGCCTCCAGTGCGCGGCGGATGGTTTCAAAAGTAACGTTGTCAATTTCTTCACAGTTGCCAACTTGCCGCAGTGCTTGTAACGCCTGCTCCTTCAAGCTCGGGGGCTTGGGGCGACGGGCGGCGCGGAGATCGGACGCTTCAAGCCCCCAGTCATCCATCAGCGCACAGCACGCCTCCAGCTCCTGGTCGGCACCCCATTGGGCGGCGGCTTTGGCAACTTGCTGCGACCATGCACCCGTCGGGTTTTGAAAAGCCTTGTCGTACCACTGCTGCACCAGCTCTGGCGGTGGGGTGATGAGGTTAGTCATGACCAATTGCCGGGTTCTTCCCGGTCGAGAAGTTCTTGTGTCTCGGCGGAGGGTGTACCGCATTCTTCGCAGAACCAGCCACCAGGAATCATTTCACTGTAAATGAAAACGTTCCATCCACACGTAATACAAACCTCATCAGAATCCACATTCATAGTCATCGTCATTGTTTTGGGTGGTTGGCTTGAAGGCAGTGGTGAGGTCTTCCGTCATTCTACCAGTAGATCCGTTAAACGCAATGGTTCCAGCCTGTCCAGTTTGCCCGTTGAAACGGTTCTTAAGGACTCGGATGTTGGCCATGTTGTCCCCTGCGGATAGGTTACGTTCCAGCGCAATCACCATATCGGATAGCTGGACAATCGAGTGAGACCCCCTAAGTTGCCCAAGGCTGACCTGTTGGCCATCCTCGTGCCCCTTGTCACCCTGAGGGCGCTTCAGGTGGCTGATCAAGAGCATCCCAATGCCAGTCTCCTCCACAAAGGAACGGAGCTTGGTCATGGTTACATCAATGAGCTTACGTTCGTCATGACTCTCATTGCCGGACATAAGAATAGATAGGTGGTCCAGAATAATCCAACCAACCTCCTTGGCAAGGGCCATAAAACGACAATCGCTAAGAATGCTGTCAGGATCCACAGACCCAAAGCCATCACGTAGATATACGCTACCGGTGCCCAAAGAAGCATCAAAAGCCCTCTTAAGATCTTCCTCAGGCAATTCATTGTTTAGATGAAGTGGTTTGTTGGCTTTTACCGACATTAACCGTAGAGCAGTGCGTTGAAGACTTTCCTCAAGGGCAATGTAGCCAACCTTCTCGCCTTGATCGACAAGTGATTGAGCTATCTCGCCGCAGAAGGTGCTCTTACCCACGCCTGACCCGGCTGTGATCGTGACAAGTTCTCCCCTCCTAAGACCACTAGTGATACTGTCAAGAGCAGTAAAGGGCCAATTAGCATCCCGACCATGAAGAGGCCGAGTTGCCAAGGTGAAGAGATCTCGTCCATCAATGACGGTCTTGGGACTAAATGGTTTCTTGTTCCATAGGACAGCGGAATTGATTGCTTCGTAGTCCTTAGCAATGAGGGCTTCGTTGGCATCCTTGTAGGAATCAAGCCGCGCAATGAATAGTCGATCATGTGGAAACAAACTGGCACAGTCTTGTGCTGCCTGTTGTCCAGCATCATCATTATCAAAGAAAAGGATGATTGATTCAAACCCCATGAGCCACTTCAATTGATGTTGAAGAGACTTCTTAGCTCCTGCTGCTCCATTAGGGAGACTAACAACAGGCCAGGTCTGACGCAACTGGAACACACTAAGGCAATCCAGTTCCCCTTCGGTGATGACTATTTCCTTACCACGTCCCCATAGTTGTTGGCCAAAGAGAGTGTGGTCTTCGTTCTTTCCTGTCCACCTAAAGTCCTTCTCTGCGTCCCGACTTTTATAGGCTACCAATTGGCCAGCCTGTGAGTAATAAGGGAAACGGAGAGTCTTGGAGTCATGGTCATATCGAACGTTGAACTTCTTCAAGGTATCTTCCCTTAGGTTTCTACCCTTGAGAGGAACAAAGTCCCCAGTAAAGTTCATGAGAGAGGTGCGGGTTGGAATGATGGGTGATGTGTCGTCCCCATGTTCATAGTGGAGGCAGGAAAAGCAATGCCCATGTCCGTCAGTATAACGAGCAAGGGCATCACTACTACCACAACTAGGACATGGTTCGTGCCTAAGAAACTCGCTCTCGGAGTGCATGTCGAACCGATTCAGCAGCGTTGGTCATTGAAGCATGATAAGCCATCCAATCTTCAAGCTCATCAATAATCAACTTGGCAATGTCATCAGGAGTAATTTCCTTTGTATGAACATAGTCCAGGCATTCAACAAGAGTGTCAGCAAAGTGCTCACCAAGTTGCTTAAGGATTTGTTCCTTAGTTGCCGTTGCAGTTAGAATCATCGAACCAATCAAGTGGAATAGCGTGGAAAGGTGCCCACAAGAAACCATTTTTTTCTGCCCACATAGCGTAGGTAGTTTTACTGGTCTTTGTAAGCGTGTTTAGGGGTTGTTGGAAGACAAGTCGAATATCAAGATGTGGATGTTGCTTCTTTACGGCAAGCATCTTCCTTCGATCTTCTGGTTTGAAATAACCCTTGGCTTCCAAGATTACCCCATTGGGCAAGATAAAGTCTGGTGTATAGACAGCAGACAGTGTGTAGTTGAGCTTTAGAGTTTCATATTCAAACTGGTGCCCATTCAGTTCAAACCACCGTGCCAACCTTTCTTCAAGACGGGAACGGTATACTGGCATTATCCTGCCCTAAGATCCTCTAACCAATCTTCAAGGTTCTGGATCTGTCGATCAATCTCATACCGTTTGGGTTCGGTATAATCATACATCAACATCTCTTCTTCAAGATCAGCAATGCGTTCCAAGACTGCGTACTTATCCATGATCAGAAGGGTACGTCGTCTTCGTCATAACCAACGGGACCTTCCCCTGGATCTTCATTAGGTTCAAAGCTGGGGCTACCAGTTTTAAAACCTTCTGACTTACCAAAGAGAGCTGCCACGCTGCTTTCATCCAGGCCGCCGCTATCAGAACCTCCGCCGCTAACCAGCTTGAGAACCTGTGCGCCACGTACCTTGAGGGAACAACCCACCTTGGCTCCGAACACATAAGGCTTCAGATCAATGATGAGTTTAACAACAGTGCCCTTCCAGATCTGAGTATCGAGATCAATGGGAACACCATCAGTATCCACCCAAGGGAACATAGGGCTGGAACTGTCGCCACCATACGACACCTTGACCATTCCCTCATCATCCCACTTGGGGAGTTCAGCAGAGAACCGCTTGCCTGCCATCTTGTTCTTGCCCCATTCAAGGGCTTGTTCATAGACAGCATCAAACTTAGGAATCTCTTCCTCAGGAATACGGAATCCAATGGTACAGTTATTAAACTTACCAGAAGGAACCAAGGCGTTGATGTACCCTTCAAGGGTGGTGGTGATAATAAAGCGAGAGTCAGACATTTTTGGTGATTTGTTCGTGGGTAGCGGAAAGAGAAAGATGATCAATCAAGTTGTCATCCAACAGTAGGTCAGCTTTGGTGGCCAGGTACTGGACGTACTCAGGTATCCAACGAAGACCATACTCAATGTTGAACTGTTCAGCCAACTCCAGCGCATACGCATCAGAGGGGATGATAAAGTCCATCAACAAGGATTCGGTGTCAGTCATCTTTCAGTACACCTTCGATGTTGCCATAGGTTTCATCGTAGGCTTCAAGACATTGCATTGCCTCACTGCCAGAAATAGCTTCCAATAGGAAGGTACACTCGGCAAAGGTACGACAAAGGAAATCAGCAAAGGATTCAGTAATGAAATCCTCTTCCTCATTCTCCTGTTCTGCTAGCCATTCTTCTTCGTAGTTCTCCACCACAGAAGTGTGAATGCCAAGCCTTTCAGCAATGTCTGGAATTGAATAATCCATCAGCAAAAGAAGTAGGAGGATTGTTGGACATCGTTGATGTCAAGAGTATTTAACATGACACTCTCATCAAAGTCAACCCCCAGCTGCCTGGACCAATCCTTAAGAATTGGCTGTGAGTAGATTTCGACAAACTTGTCCCGGATCGCACTGCCCATGTCATCCATGTCACAGGAACGACCCAACACGCAGTCATGTATCACGGTAAAGGGCCTGTCCCATTCAGCAAAGACCAGATGAAGCAGAGCAGCATCCAGACTGTGAATAAGATTAGGGCTTGCTGCTGTCTTGGCCTTTTGTAGGTCAATCTGTCGTTCTTCCCAATCTTTTAGTAGGTAAGAAGCAATTTGCTCACCCAATAATTTAGTCCGAACCCTCTCCGACTCATTGCGTCGATACTCCTGAATAACGGGAAATCCAGATGGTGTTATCCACTCAATTGTTGTTGCCCCTGATTTGATGCGTTCCCCAGCAGCCTTCTGGATAAATTCCATTGACCGACAAGGACCATCAAATACTTTCCTCACACCATAACGGTAGATGGCCTTTACAATCATCTGTAATTCACCCTTTTCAAGTTCGACACCTTTGAGTTCCTGACGGATGTAATCCCTCGCACTGTTTTCCGTCACCCCGTAAGGCGTAGTCATAACAGTGCGCTTGGTTACTTTTCTGCTGATGTGATCGTGAAGATGCTCAGGAAGAATCTCCTTTGCCTTCTCCGCGACAATCTTATACCCGTCAGAAGGTTTGTCAGTGGGAACAACATTAACCATTTCAGCAGCAGTCCTATCCAATGCCAATGCTGACAAATGTTGAAGACCTGAACAAGTAGCATCAACAGACACAGGAAGACCAGAAGTCTTCTTAGTTCCCTTGATGACACATTGATCATACTCCAACACAGCAGCAATAAAACACCAAGGTTCTTCTACTGATGACCACTCAGAGATTGTACCCTCAGGATCATTAGCAAGATGACTCAAGAAATCATGGTTCTTAACGACCCAATCAATTCTTTCATTCATTGGTGCTTTATCCAGTCCATAAGTAGTAGCAACCTGAAAGGCTAACCACCACTCATTAACTGGTCCTTCCTCTTGAAAATAAATAAGACTCTTGTCAAAGTCTGTTCCTTGAGGACTAAGGCTAGTTGGTATTGGATATACCCTTCCCCTAAAGTCAAATGACCAGGGAATCCAGAAGGTATCTTTCTTGTACTTGTTGGCTACGTACAGGGCTTCAGTTGTCCTGTAATTCTTCTGTGCCAGAGCTGAGTTTTGATCTTCAATTTCAGTTCTCATTCTCCGATAGGCAAGTTTATCCTCTTCCGAGGCACTTTCCCATGGCTCTGGCTTTGGCGGTGGGGGCGTGGGCTCCTCCGCTCGGAACTTACCCACAGTGATGCGGTGTTCCATACAGAAGTTGGCCAGCTCAAGAACCCTGTCGTTGATTCGATAGGGCACCTTCTGGAGCAGGTTCAGCATGACGAGGGCCTTGCTGTCCTGTAATAACAGCCACCTTCTCGGAATCCTAGTCCTGATCAGCTTTGTCAGCTTCCTAAGGTCATTGGTCAGATAGCCACCTTTAAAGTCCGCTGTCCAGTCGTTTGGTTCACACAGCATGGGCCACATACAACCAGCAAACGCCTCAGCCTGCGCTAGGAGCGCCTCCTTGGCCCTTAAAAACTCCGGTTGGTACTCCAGGTAGGTCACCCGTTCGCTTGGCCCATTAACGGCCATCCTGGTGGTCACCCACCCAGTAGCAACCGACAACCGATCCAGCAACCACCCTCCAACAAGGTGCCGAACGCTGGTAGGCCACCGCAATGGCTCAACATCATTACGACGCATCACCGCCCGGTAACGCTGAACCTTGTAGGAATAACCTTTGTGATCGTGGATGTGTAGCCGCGCCTTGTTAAATAACTCAGGATGCTTACCACAAAATTGATCCAACATCACTTGATGGTAGACCAACGTTCCAATATGGGTAGTAGCAGCTACATAAGTAAGACGTTCAATTCTCCTTACACCAAGAATATCAAGGACACCTTTTGCTGTAATAAGAGCTAACACAGAAGGGTCACAATCCTTGATAGGTAAGACAGCCTGAGCCTTCTCCTGAACCCATCCCTGACTCACACGATGAAGCTTACTGCTGATCTCATTAGTGATAAGCTCAAGCCCCTTGTTAATAAAGGCTGACCCATAAACCGTAGAGCTAGCATAACAGCGATCTTCAGCAGTCCTAGTCCTTTCCCTAAGGCGTTTAATCGCTTCACTCCTTGCATCAAGTTCTCGCTGTAATTGTCGGGCGAGTTGCTCAGTTGTTGCCATACGTTGCTCAGGATTCAGGTAATGGTTGATGTTTAATCAGTTCCCTAGCATTACGAATGATCATAATCCTAGACACAATCTTAACTAGTTCCTGGGTACTCTCAGCCTCCTCCTCAGCTCCATCCAATCCTAACTGTGCCAAAAGTAACTCCTCGGGGTGTACATCAGGAAGAGCAGTGATTTCTCCTGTTTCCATATCCTTTTCATGGGTAGCTAATACATCCCCGTGCGCCTCTAACCTAGACCCAAGATCAATTAATCTATCCAGACTACAATGCAACAACTCATAAAGCTGTGCCTCATAATCATCCTGCGTGTACGATTTCCAGCCCATTAATTTGAGGATAACGTGATGCCTTGTTAAAGGCTTGATAAGCAAGAACAGTAGCTAACCCTTTCTTATTAAGGTAGCTATATTGTTTGATGTTGTTGCGTTTGGCAAGTTTTCTAAGTTGCCTCCAAGTAAGAACATCAGCAAGGTGCCCCGCTAATTGCTCTGGGTTGGGTAGGTGTTGACGGCTGGTGATACGCAAAGCGGATTCGAAGTCCATTCAGGTTCAAGACGAATTGAAAGGGAAACAATTGGTTGAGTTGGGTTAAGTTCAACAATGGTCATGATAGCATGAGCCTTGGTCTCTGCCATAACACAACCACTGGCCCCATTACTGAACCAATAAGAATAAGGCTTGATCATCGTTTTCTTTTTGCTGGTAACCTAAAGCAATATTCTAGGTGTGCTTCCTGAATCTTATTGCGGATGTGAATAATTCTCTTTTCATCCGTCATAGCAGCAACCCTAAAAATTTGTACAACTAACATTCGTTGCATCTCATCTAAAGCATCACTGCCATAGTTTTTGATGGTGTCAATAACTCTCTTTAATTCTGGTGGATAGGAATCCCAATCAGGATCGCGTGTGGATGATGTCATTAGTGAATTAATGTGAATGGAGAACGATAGGGCATGTCCATCTTAGACAGCTTTTTGGGTTTTGGATTCTCAAGCCCTTTCAATAACTCAAGTGCTAACTCCGTTTCGCCACGCTTGATAGCAGCTCTCACCTGTTGCTTTAAGGAACTTGCCATCATTTAGTTAGCGTGAGGTTGCGATAAACCTTGATGAGACACATCAGTAGAATTAGGGGAATGATAATAATGCTGGGGCTTACCAAGATCGGAGACGATAGCATAGGTGATCGTGAGAGGGATTAGGAACAAGAATAGATTGGTGATTGATTTAATCATCATTGTCGGATTCTTCGTCGTCTTCATTGTCACTAGCATACGCATCATCCTCTGCCCGTTCATACCATTCATCAAGTTCATAAGTGTTGAGAAAGTAGCTCACTTGATTAGCCTCCGATAGGTAACCCAGGTAACAGCCTGAACTTGTGTTGGGGACAATTTAACACCGCAGAGATCCACACTACGCTTCGATACTAATTGGTAGGCGCGTTGAATTGTCTCAAACAATTTAGGCGTTATGCTTGGGGTTTTGGTGGTAGGGATACGTTCCCCGATAAAAATAGCGTAGGCGTGACCGTCAACACAGACAGCGTTCTTATCACCCATAATGCATCTGTAAAAAGCAACAACCTTCTGCCCATTAAGTATTCCCGCTATGGCCTCAGTGTCTACTGATTCTAAGCTGAGAATAGCAATGGCCTTCTGTTTGTTCTTATTGAATGTACATACCTTAATCGCATTATAATCACCCCCAATGGACCATGTTTTGATCATAGCCTCAGCATCAATACAATTCCTTTCCCATTTGTTATTTGGGGAAAGTGCTGCGATGACTCCTACGGCTTGGCCCATTGTGAGACCTTCATAGGCTTGAATAAACCGCAATGCTAAATCAGAGGCACGTTTATACCAATAGAGACCTTCAATAATGTCTGCCTGGCTTGCTAGTTGTAACATGCCGGAAATGTGGCGGGTGTTGGCTCTCATTGGTTTTAGTAGAGTTGCGAAGGTGTGATCGTGGAATCATTAATCTCATTAATGCAAGTGAAGCCTAGATCCTCCATAATAGTGAGAGTTGTAGGAAGTAAAGTTTTAAATCCGCTCAGCTCACAGAGTAGCTTGGCAGTAGCGTTGACAGGATAGCAACGGATGTTGCCGTAGCTAGTGGTGATGCGGAAGGTTGCGGTTTTCATAATGATCAGCAGCCGATAGAGTAGGTTACAGCAATACGCTCAGGATCATCAATAGCAATGTTACTATTGCGAGCATTCAATTGCCGAACAATAATAGTAGCCTCCTCAGGTGTTGCTGCTGATTGATACCATGTTGTGCGTGGTTCTTTGCCCATGTTATAATGAACATGTTGCATGATTTTGTAGAATGTCATTTGATTAGGTGTGTGTGTGTGTTGGGTAACCTTAATGGTTACAGAAAGGGGACTCTATTACCTGTCCCCAATGTGTAACGATCAGGATGCAATAGCTTCCATTTCATTGACCATCTGTTGGGCTTGGCACCATAGTTCAACGGTAGCCCATACCATGTTAACCTTGAGGGTTGTAATAGTTGAACCACCGTTACGATCCACAAAATCAATCATGGACATCTCGCAATCATTCAGGTAAGAATAGATTTCTTCTTCATACTGATCGAAAAATTCTGCCACTTCATAGTTCCAGATGAAGCTATTAACACCGCCAGCACAGCCATGGTTGGCAATGTCGCGGATCTCGTCTGCATCTGTGAAGCGATCGGTGAGGGCAGTGTGAAGGTTAGTCATTGTGTTGTGTGTTGGTGTGGTTGTGTGTAGCTTAAGTGCTACAGGAAGGGCAGGCGATTAACTCTGCCCTACTTGTAACAATCAGCAACCTTTAGCAAGTGCCAGAGCTGCCATCACTTGGCAACGGGTGAAGTCATCCATTGTTTCGTTAGCGAGGCGATCTTCAAGCCATTGAATGTGGGCGGCGATGTTGTCGGTCATTGGTTTGTGATTGAACTGAGCTAATGATGGCCCCTGGCCCTGCCAGTGTCAAGGCTTTAATGATAAGTGTTGCTAATGTCAATGATAAGCAAACCTAATGGGCACAGATTTTATATAAAAAGAACACGCGTACTACACGCGCACGCGTTACCTATGTAGCACTGGTGCATTTGTACTCCTATCCCTGTCCAAATCCTTGCGTATCTGTCTTTCAAGCAGTGACGCAGCCCAGTGATAGCAAGGGGTTTGGCCCTGTCCAGAGCCTGGTTGGACACGGTTTGGACACGATGGGCCGGGGGTGGCCAAGAATTCCGGCGAGACGGGGGGGCATGGGGGTGATTCGGCAACCGTACATGCGTATCAGGGGTTCAGAAATTTGTGTCAAAAATCATGAGTGACACTTAGAAGCCTCCAGAAGGGCCCTCCGAGAGGCCGGAGGTGCTACGTCACCTACGGAGGGTCGGAGGGGTCTTCCTGGACCGCCCAGGGCGCAGTGAGACGCATCTCGTCAAAAAAGTCACTACCTGATTCGGAATAAACAGGAGGCGACACAACAGGAGTAGGTGGGTCAATCTTTTCATATTCCTCCAGGGCAACGTCAACGGTATTGTTAATTCTTGTTTTGATGGTCCTTTCCTCAACCCACACAAGGAATCCAAGAAGAAGAAACGAGGCCCACTTCGGTAGACCCCGCCTCAATGCACGATAGAGCGTTTTAAACTCATTAAAAATTAATTTATCACTTCCCATAGGTTAGGCATCTCCTTGTTGAGGATTTGATAGATCTGTTCAGCAATCTGTCGATGCTCAAGCTGTGTTTCCGGGGAACGTCGTACGGAAAGGTAATGGATCCAACTCCTGATTGTTCCCGACATGTAAAGCCGAGTAGGACTGTTCATTGGGAGGATCTTTCTTGCTGATTCCTTTGCAATACCCGAGCTGAGCATCTCCTGGTAGAGGTGTTCAAGATCCTCAAACACACTGGAGATGCGTCGATAGAACGCCTGTGTTTCTTCTTTGGAAAGATCATCATGGCTGGCTTGACGGTTCTTCAGGTCCTGACGGCGGAGATGCGGAATCTCCAGACCACCCAGCCCATCCACAGTCGAAGCATAGCGTTGGGAAAACTCCTGAAAGGAAAAGCTCCGATGCCTAAGAATCTGTGCGCTTATGTCTCTTGTTGTGTTGATCTCTACGCAGGCACTTGCCATTTCAAACGGAGACCAATGGTTATGATTAACAAGATACCTGAGTAACTTCCCTGTTGTATCCAACGTCTGTTGGCCTTTGGGATTACTGACTCTTGCACAATACTCAATGGTGTGTTCTGCTGCTGGTGTGATCCAGATAAGGCGTACCTTAGAAGCGTGAGGAGATTCAAATGGTTGTTTAATGTCGGGTGCCATTGATAGAGGAAACAGTAGTGTTAGTAGTATTAGTAATAATAGTTATTATTGTTATTTTTTCTTTCTATAACAGCTGTATCGTAATAGGTCGCTATGTATCACATCGCTACCTATCGCTATACATTCTTCCTTTAAGAATAATAAAAAAGAATATTAATGTTAATATTATTAATATTATTATTAATTAAAATAATTAACAATATATCCAACAGTAGGCTTCGCATCTACTGTCTAATATATATACCCCCTTTCCCTTTTCTGTTTGTCGTCCCCCTTGGGGTCTTGGGCTAGAAATGTACAGGCGCTTCGCTACCTACATAGGAAAGAGGGGAGATTTGTTGTCTTCCCCCCTTCCGTGTCCATACCCCATACCCGTCCCTCTGGGTTGATAAAGCGGACGCAGTACGCGCCCTAGTTGACGGGATGGTGTTTCTGAAAATCAGCGATTTCGAGAGAGGGAGAAGACCGTAAGGAGAGACCCCCCTCTATGGTCTCCCCCCTCAGCTTGTCGCTGTTTCCACACCCAAGGAGCACCACTTCCCTGGGTAATAACAGCCACCTTCTCTAGGGGCCAGTCATGGCAAGGGTTTTCAGGAAATTTAGATCCACGAAACGATGGGCCCTTCTTCGTGGGTGATGGGCTCGTCAAAGGTGCTTCCCGCGACCAGCAGATCTGTGGCCAGGGTAGGGGCATTGAGGAACCCCTCTACCATATTCTGCCATTGCTGACGGGAATGGTCGATAGCCTGCTGTTGGGCCGAGATGGCCAGCACATCCTGAAAGTACTTCACGCCAAGGGCCAGGGCGTCTACCCGGTCATCGTGCTTTACAGCCCCCTTTTCCCGACACATGCGGGTAAGTTGGTACATCAACATTCTCGGAAGCCGCTCTTCGGGGGCCATTTCCGGGTTAGAGGTGTAATCCCACTGGATGAGGCGCTGGTCGATAACCAGGCGATGCTGATTGAGGACGGGCTCCAAAGTATCAATAATTCTGTCCTCCTTCCTTGTCGTGGCGCGTACCTCCTCAAAGTTCATACCAACCTTCATTTCGGTGGCGTGTTTCCGCATAAGCTCCATAATGGCTCCATCACCAAAGTTAGATTCAATGAGGCAGGAGGACGCGCCATACCGTTTAGCCCTCCTAAGAATCTCACAAAGGGTCTTGTCGGAGTAACCGTCTTGACTAGCAAAAATGTCCCGAATAAAGAGGAACCCATTGATCTGTGAGAGAACTACGGCAACGGTTTCGTCCTTTCCTCGTCCGGACGGATCAACGGCCACAATAGTTTCCCCGTAACGGACAAATTCCGAAACAGCCTTAGGCCGGTGCCATCTATCGCCAGGGAGAGCGACAGCAGGCAGATCCAGCAAAGTCTCTTTATCGGCACCCCAGACAAGATCAGATGGACCCTTTTCAAGATCCAAGGGGAGAACTGAGAAGTCACTAAGCTTGAGGGGGAACTTGAGGGCGTCACTAAGGCTGGTATCCAGCATGAATTGAAGCATGAAGTTTGATCGACTCATGCTTTGTTCCCGTTCAAGGAGGTTAATCTCCGAAAAGCGGGTATCTGTTGGGGTCCAGCTTAGGGTGTCATGTCCCTGTGTGTCGATGTCTGCTTGTAGTTGTGGGGCAAGAATGTCTTCATACCCAACAAGATTCTTTGGATACCTAGCTGGCCAAACAAAGGGTCGGTAGTTGCGTTCCCTTAGGGTTCGATAAATTGTAAAGGTAGTCTGAGGGGTTCCCAGAAACACAATTCGTGAGTCCCCCTTGGGAGTCAACACTGATTCCCCTTCGGTTACGAGTTGAAGAAGCTTCTCGCGCATCATGTCGGTGGCGGAGTTTGAGGGGACCTCCACGTCATCAAAGACAATCAGGTCAGCACGAGAACCAGTAAGCTGGCCGGTAATACCAACACTCTTTACGGATGGGCTTTGGGCAGGCCGACACCCAGCAATGTCAAAGGAGACTCGTGACCACCGTTGGTCATCATCCACGGGTCGCATGTGGACCATCCAGTCAAACTCAAGGATACACTTTTGACAAAAGATGGTAAAGTCATCTGCCCGCTGTTTACTTGCCGAAACAACAAGGATCTTTTTGTCTCTGTCGTTCCAGAGTGTCCACAACACAAAGGCAGCAGCAATCCACGATTTACCCAGACCACGAAACGCTTGGATCTGTAGACGCTTTGGGCCGTTTTGAAGGTATTCCGCAATGGCAAGTTGAGCCCTTGTTGGCCGAGGCAGGTCTAGCGACTTCCATACAAGGGAAAGAAAAACAGGGAATGAATTTGTAATACGCTCTTCTAAGGACCGCGAAGGGGCCTCTAGGGGGGTGGGTGCCATAAGGATACCTAAAGTGGGGTGGAGGGGCCAAGGAGACGATCCTAGACCCCTGTGGTGACTATTTACGCTTCTTGCTCTTCCCAGCTTTGGAAAGGGCAATAGCAATGGCTTGTTTTTTGGGACGGCCTTCCTTCATCATTTTGCTGATGTTGGAAGACACGGCCTTATTTGAAGATCCGCGAGATAGGGGCATTTAATCAGCGATTAAAACGACGCTTACGAATTTCGGCTTGACTCAGAGCAGAACTCTTCTTTTTAGGAGTTGAAGTAGTCTTGCTTTCCATTTTGGGAGGCTTAGGCGCACCGATCATTTTTCCGTACTCTTCACCACTTTTGACAGGACCAATGCTAGAAACAGCGGCCATCTTGGGCGGAGGAGGAGCACTAGGACCCTTAGGAGTCGTAGCAGCAGGACGGGAAGCGGTTGGCCGGGAAGCAGGTGCCGTAGACCGTGCTGGAGCCGTAGCGCGAGCCGGGGCCGAACGACGAGAAGGGGCAGACGAGCTAATCGCAGGCCGAGTCGTGGCTGTTGGAGGTTTACCTTTCAGGCCATAGGCACTACGAGGAGCCCGTGTGTCGGCCATTTTTTCGTAACGAAGGCCAGGCCGATCCATGTTCGGTTTTGCCGAAGCAGGCTTAGATGCCTTAGGGTTGGTACGACGGCCAGCACTAGGAGCTTTCCCGCCCTTGTTCATCTTCTGAATAAAGGGAGACTTAGCAAGCTTGTCGAATCCGCCTTTAACATCAGCGATTTGAGAAGCGATAGCAACTGGAAGAGCCAGGCGTCCGGCGCCTTTAGCCAAATTGCCAAGTCGGGTCGAAGCAACTGCCCGTCCAACGGCTTGGTTGACACGATTAGCACCGAACATCCGGTTAGCAGAACCCGCAGGTTGGCCAACACGGTTAGGACCAGTAGTTCCACGCGAAGCGGTTGCTTGACGGGACCGGGCACTAGTACGCCGAGGATTTTCAGGCTTGGTTTCTTGACGAACCATTGCTCCACCACGCCGACCAGGAGGAAGCGCAGGACGAGCAGAACCAGTCACACGACTGGAACCCGAAGTACGTTGGGAAGCATTGGTAACACGCGCACCACCAGGACTACGCCCGCCAGCACGGCTTCCACCTTGGGTAACCCGAGCAGTGGAAGTAGATTGACGGTTAGCCCGTTGAGGGTTTTGTCCCTTGGTAACGGGCTTAGCTGCGGACCTCTTATTGCGATTGGAGGACGAAGTGATTTTGGGGGCCATAATAATTACCTATCTCAGGCGCCCACAGGGCCGGTCGTGGTAGCAACAGTCACGGAGAAGCCAGAGCCAGTACCACCGATGTTGGCGGCAGCAGCAGACAGCACTTCGCCAACGTCATAGCCAGAACCACCAGCGGTAATGGTAACAGTCGTAACAGCACCACCAGCAACCACAATGGTAGCTTGAGCGCCAGTACCCGTACCACCAGTCAGCGCAACACCCGTATAGGTGCCAGTGGTGTAAAGGGTGCCACCAACAAGAGTACCCACGGTAAGGATACGTCCTTGAACGGATTCCACACGGGTAGCGCGACCCACAGTGGTGGTGGTCACAGCTTTATCAGCAAGAGCAATGGCAAAGATGGCATCTTCAGCTTGCTTAACGGTTGTAGCACCAGTGATGCCAGCCGAAGTTTTCGAAGCCAAAGATTTGATGTTTTCCAGTTCACTACGACGACCAGGGGCCGAAGAAATATCACCGTAAGTGGTGCTATCAGCAGTAATAGACATTTGTTTTAATGGATAAATTAACTAGCTAGTTGTCCAAGAAAGGACTTTAGAGAAGTTGGAATGGTCAAAACAATCTTGACCAACCCACCAAGATAACCAGTGGTTCGAACCTTTAGACTGGTTACATTTAAGACAAGCAGGCACTACATTTGATGATGTATCGTGACCTCCACGAGCTTTTGGATGGATGTGATCCAGAGTAAGATTATCCGTAGATCCACAATAAGCACACTGGTTATTCCAATGTTCCTTGATAGATCTTCGCCACATTCTTTTAGCTTCGGAGGAAGTCATGGCCTTAAGGTTGTAAAGGTAATCGGAAGGGGCTTTCAGAACCATTAAAGGATCCTGTGTGGTTTACTTCTTCTTCTTTTTCGGGAACCCGGCTTTCATGTTTGCGTAAGCTTTCGCAGACACCGTTGATTTGCTTTTGGGGCGACTTGTACCGGCAGCCCGGCGCTTATTCATGTTGGCGTAAAGGCCCGGAGGCTTGGCGTTTCCTTTGTTCATTTTTTAGAACTCTTACCGTTGTGACCATTTCTGGCGCGATTCTTTGAGGGCGATTCCTTTACTAGACGGCCACTCTTGGTATGGGAAAGATCATCACCACCCTTGCCCATCACGCCACGTTTCCGCCGCGCATCAGCAAGTTCGGCCCGATACTTCCTATCCTTTGAGGATTTGTTTTCTTTTGTATCGTAAGCAAGTTTCTTTGCGTAAGCTTCGGGATTACTCCGATAATACGCAGCACTACGCTTAGGGGTTGTTGTTTTTTTGGGCGCCATAATTTGTATCCTTAAAGAAGATTTCATTTTCAAGGCGCTCAATCCTTGTATTAGAGGCACTCACTCTTTCGACAAGCACCTCAACTGATTTAGCAATATTATGGAGAGTGATCAAGTGCCAACTAAAGAGACCCAAAAAGGCCGTAGCCGCTAGGTTCCTCAGCATAATTGTCACATCAATCTCGCTATCTGATGGCTCTTTCGACATCCTCCAACTCCAATTCAAGGCTATTAAAGAGGGTAGCAAGTGGAGAGCCGAGTACGGGAACACCCGTAATATTGTTTTTAGCAAGCCAATCAGCTGCTGCTTTAATGTCTTGCGTTGTGGCGGTACCCGATTTAATACGCATGATCAGTTCATTTGTAACGAGACCATGAAGCTCGTTAAACTGATCCTCATTAGCACGTTGTGTCATGGCGTAGTATCAACCATCAACCCATTATAAATGGGATAATCAGAAGTCAATACAATTTCGGTCTTGACCCAACCAATATTAGTATAAGTCCAACTACCGCCATGAACTGGTTCAAAAACATCTCCAATAACAGGAGCAGGGCTGGTGGGAAACGTAGGATAAACAGGATGAGACATTGTTATTTAGCAAAAAATGGGTAAATTTAGGTTATTTTTCGAAAGGTTATATACCAGCCACTGCCATTACCCTCAACCATCCACCGTTTAGACCAATTTTTCCACGTATAGGGGACATATTTACCCCCAACACCGGGTTTTAGGTATCCACCGTTGGCATTATCCATTTCACCATAGGGGTCATGGCAAATAACATGGGTATCAGTAATTCCAACCACGAGCATCCAGTGTCCACCGCCCTTAGGAGCATAAGCAGGACCGTGGTGAAGGATTCCACAACCCACAGGAAAGCCCTTTTCCAGCTCTTTTTCAAGAGTTGTACGGGTTCCATTCTTTAAGAAGGATGCTTTGACCTTATAATGAGAACAAGCACGGATCTGTGCAATGGTTTGGGTGGTATCTCCATACCGCAACACAGTACGGAGATAGTCATCATCGGCATTAGACCCCAAAAGGGCTGTTGGCTGGAGGTATTTTACTGCCATAGCACACGTACTAGAAAAGCACATGCGGTCCCCATGACTGGTAGCACTATCAGTTTGAAGATAGTATTGAGGAATTGCCAACGTAATATTAGTCACAACCTTACTTAAGGATGGAATCTTTGACCTTTTGAATTTTGTCGTCTTCCGAACGGAAGGGCTTCAACGAATTAACAGCGTTGAGCAGTAGTTGAACAATGCTATTCTCATTAAGTTTGCTGTTACCAACAACTTCAGAAGCAAGAAAAAGAGCCAAGAAGGCAAGAGTTTCGTAGGAAACTTTAAGACCAAGAAAGGTAAGCATTTGGTGTTAGCGGCCTTGACCGCGAGAAAGTTTTTTGTTGCCCTTGGGAAGGCTATGTTGTCCCTG